ATACAAGAAATGATATCGGAGATCACATCCATTACACTCTTAATAAGGCAATCGATTCCGTATTGGATCCAGAAGTTGTCCCAGCAAACATGATTTTGATGCCGGGTATTCGCAAGCCAGTTATCACTAATCGTTTGATCGATGCTGCTGAGACTAGAAAAGATGTGTTGGCAATTATAGATCTTGAAGATGATTATCTTCCAACTGCTGAAAGAACTACATCAAATACCGCCGCTGGATCTTTGGGTTCTGTAACCTCAGCGATCTCCAGCGTTAAGCAAAGAAACTTTGATTCTTCCTATGGTTGTGCTTTCTATCCATGGGTTCAAATATCTGATAACTTGAACGGATCAAATCTTGTATGGGTACCTCCTTCTGTGGCGGCCCTAGGAGCTTTTGGAAGGTCTGAGGCGCAATCGGAGCTATGGTTTGCCCCTGCTGGATTTAACCGCGGCGGATTGGGCTCTCTTGGCGGTGCTAGAGGCCCTAAAGTAACTCAAGCAAGACAAAGACTTGATTCAAAAGAAAGAGACTCTTTGTATGAAGTGAACGTTAACCCAATTGCAACTTTCCCTGCGGAAGGCGTTGTAATCTTTGGACAAAAAACTCTTCAAGCGGATCAGTCTGCTTTGGATAGAATCAATGTTCGTCGTCTAGTTCTCTACTTAAAAGCGGAAGTTGCGAGAATTTCAAGAAACTTGTTATTCGACCAGAACCTTCAATCAACTTGGAATCGTTTTAAAGGACAAGTTGACCCAATTATGTCATCAGTCAAGTCAAGATTTGGGTTAGGTGATTATAGAATAATTCTTGATGACACAACAACTACGGCTGATTTGGTTGATAGAAATATCATGTATGCAAAGATTTATATCAAACCTGCGAGAGCTATCGAATACATCGTTGTTGACTTTGTTATCACAAATACTGGTGCTGATTTCGTATAATAAACTAATTAATAGAAAATAGGAGACTACAAACATGACATTTTGGGGCGATAGCTTGGATGCTACAAATAAAGATCCAAAAAGAAAATTTAGATTCAAAGTTGAAATTGGATCTTTAGGCGGCGGAGTTGTATGGTATGCAAAAGGAGTTGGAAAGCCAGAGATGACGATTTCTGCAGATGCTAGCCATAAATTTATGGGCCACACTTTTAAATTTCCAGGATCAGTTACTTGGAACGACATTGAAATGACTTTGGTTGATCCGATTGGAGAAAACGCCTCTACGAAGCTTCTAGAAATCGTAGAGAGATCTGGCTATGTCTACCCTAAGCCAAATTATGAAAATGGTGGAACGAGAGAGCTAGAAACAATCTCCAAAGGGAAGGCAACGGAAGCTCTTGGGTCTGTTGTAATTTATCAATTAGACTCGGATGGCAATGCCGTTGAGGCATGGAAGCTTCATAATCCATTCGTTAACAAAGTTGGATTTGGAGATTTGTCTTATGAATCTGAAGACTTGAGTGAAATTACTCTTGGTTTTACTTATGATTGGGCAACATATAGTGACAATGGATCCTTCAATGGTGACAGCGTATTTGAACGTAGTCTAACTTAACTAAGAGGTTATGAATGACTTGGTGGGGAAATGCTCTAAATAAAGGATCAAAAGATCCTAAAAGAAAAAATAGATTCCTGATTCAGATGGGTAATACCGCTGGGTCAGGATACATTCTTGATGCCAAATCTGTCTCTAAACCAAAACTCAATATTGAACCGAAAGAATACAGGATGATTAACCACTATTATTCTTATCCCGGATTGGTAAAATGGGATCCAATAACAATTACATTTGTTGATAATGGAAACTTTTCCCAAGAATATAAAGACAGAAATGGCGGAACAATCGTAAGCACAAATCATGCAAATACCAGCGATGCATTATGGGAAATGCTATTGGCATCAGGGTACTCTACACCAAATGGAAGATCTGGAATTTCTCAGAGGGCCAAATCTATTTCAAGTCCAGAGAAGGCTTCTACGATTGATAATTCTTTCGGGTCAGCTCTTAGAATTTTTCAACTAGATTCAAATGGAAAAAAGGTAGAAAGTTGGGAGCTTCACAATCCAATAATAACAAAGATTTCGTGGGGTGATTTAAACTATAGCGAAGATTCTTTGACGGAATATTCTATAGATGTAAAATATGATTGGGCTACTCTTTATGATGCTGATAAAGATTCTAATAATGATAGAGGCACCACTATAGAATCAGATGGAAAAACTAATTAAACTCGGAGTTTAAATGAGAAGAAATAATGAAGACCGATTGATGGGCGGTCATAAACCAACACCATCGGAAGATGCACCACAAATGCCAAACCCAATGGACTTTGTGACACCAACTCAATTTGTTGATTTGCCATCAAAAGGGAGATACCCAGAAGGACACCCTCTTCAGGGCAAGGAATCAATTGAAATTCGATACATGACAGCGAAAGACGAAGATATTTTAACAAACAGGTCTTTGTTGAAAAAAGGTCTTGCAATTGACAGATTGATTCAAAACCTGATTGTCGACAAAAGCATTAATTCTAAAAGTCTATATGTCGGAGATAGAAACGCTATAATTGTTTTTGCAAGAGCATCAGCTTATGGCGCAGATTATAAAGCCAAAGTTCAATGTCCAGCATGTGGAGAGCAATCAAAGTTTCAGTTTGATCTTGCAAATTATGAAATGTTTGACGGCAACGACATTGAAGACACAAACATTAAGTATATGGGAGATGGCACATTTACAACGACTCTTCCACTATCAACAATTGCGGCTCGCATTCGCCCCCTGGTGGGCCAAGACGAGCTTGAGCTAGTCTCAAATGGCAATGCAAAAGACGTAACTAGCGACATCATTACAAAGCAAATGAAACACTTTGTGGTCGACTTTAATGGCTATGAAGATCAAAAAACTGTTAATTATGTTTGTGAAAACATGGTTGCCATTGATTCGAAGTATCTACGAGATTGCTTTAGGCTTATATCGCCTGACATAATAATGAATCAAGATTTTGTCTGTAAACACTGCGAACACAAGGAGGTCATGAGCGTTCCATTCGGAACGGACTTTTTTTGGCCTGAGTCATGAATACATGGAGGAGGTGTATGAGGCTTTCTTTGTTTTAAAACATTACGGCGGGTGGTCCCTGTTTGAGTTATATAATCTCCCAATTGGACTTCGTGAGTGGTGGTTAAAAAGAACCATTGATGAATACAAGAAAGAAGCTGAAGCAATGAAGAAACGCTAACAAGATGCTCGGGAACTCCCGAGCATTTTTTTTATAAACTATTTAGGTTAATACGAGAGGGTTAACAAATGACAGATCCAACACAAGGCTCCGGAAGAGCATCAGCAGAAGACGTAAAAAACCAATCAGAGTTTTATGAACTTCTCGTACGATCGACAGAGAAAGAAAAGCAGCTTTTAGAAATTGAAAGAAAAAGAGCAGAGGCACTTGGACTTCAAAGCGAACTTTATGAAGCAGAGTTAAATTTTCAGAATAAAATCTTGTTGAACCTACAAAACAACCAAGATGCTTTGGACAAACAAATCGTAACGCAGCAGATGCTAGACGAAGCAAATCAAAAAGCAATCATAATCCAAGAAGATTTAACCAGAGCTATACAAGAATACGGCGAGGCTTCACTGAAAAACGACGAAGAATCCATAAAAAATAGAGAATTGCTTGGAGATTACATAAAAGATCTCACCGCGCAACAAGCAGAATTTAATAGAATAATCGAATCTGGTGTTAAAAGTTTTGAAGACATTCTTGGTGAAATGGGAATGTCCAAGAGCACGATGGATCTGATAATTGAAGATGGAAAAACACTTGCACAATTATTTGAAGAAAACAAAGACAACGAACAAAAAAGAAAAGATCTGTTGGAAAAAGCAAGGGGTATTAATGAAAATGTTTTAGAAGTTAATAGAAAAGTAAATGGAGTAACCTCAAAAATAGCACAACACGTAGGCCTATCAGCAAAATCATCTGATACGTTTTTGGGATCCCAGCTTGACATCCTAACATCTTCTGCTGCAATTGGGGAGAATATGAAACTGTCCGAACTAATTCAAAAAAACTTGTTTGGACAATCGTTAAGTCTTAAAAACGTTTTCATCAATATTCTAGAAACAACAGCAAAGATGGCTCTTGAAATCAGCAATGCTTCTCGAGAACTTGGAGCCGCCACTGGTTTTGGGGACCAATTTAATAATGAATTGGCCGTTATGGCTCAAAGAGGAAACATGGCAGGGATCAGTTTCCGAGAATCCGGAGAAGCTTTGAAATCTCTAACCGGCAATTTATCTTCTTTCAACCCTAAAGCCGAAAAAACTAATATTAATTTAGGTATGACCGTAGCTAGATTGCAAAAGCTAGGAGTCTCAACTGCTAGTTCTGTAAAAATGATTGATCACCTTCAAAGAGCGATGGGGATGGGCGCCGAAGCAGCTGCAAACATGACTGCTGAAATTGCAAGAATGGGAAAAAACATCGGCATTACCGGAACAAAAATGATAGAACAATTTAATTCTGCTGCTGGTCGTTTGGCAATCTATGGCCAGAGAGGAACCCAAGTCTTCAAAGAATTAGCTGCTGCTTCAAAAGCTGCAGGTATTGAAATGACAACCTTGCTGGGAATTACAAAAAAGTTTGACACTTTTGAAGGAGCAGCACAACAGGCATCACAATTAAACGCGGTATTGGGAACGCAACTTTCAACCTTGGAGCTTCTTCAGGCATCAGACTCTGAAAGGATCATGATGATAAAACAACAAGTTCAAATGTCAGTTGGAAACTTTGAAAACTTAGACAAGTTTACCAAAATGTATGTTGCACAAGCAATGGGAGTGAGCGACGTCGCTGAGGCTCAAAGACTATTAAATATGTCAAC